TTCTGGCGTTTGGTCTTTATGCTTTAAACGGGCTTTTTCTATCCGTTTTTTTTTAATTTCTTTGAGTGCTGCAGGGTGCTCAATATCATATTGTTTGTCGTAATACTTGGGTGTACGCAGTACACGCCCCTGATGTGTGATTTCATCACTAGGAAAGACATCGTTTTTCCATTTACTAAACCAGTCACTTGCAATGCCTGGCTTTCTGGACATGTTGCAGTACTCCGGCAGCAGCTCAAATATCTCGCCAGTTTCGGGATCGGTTCGCTGATAATGAGTTTTAACATGATCGGGTGATTTCTCCGAGATTTTTTGTTTTTTCAGAATATATCCAGCAACGTAAGCAGCTGACTCAAATGTAACGTCGCCGATTGTACAAAATCCTTTTCCCCATAATGAATCAAGAGAATCAGAGCGATACAAAACAAGACCCTCTTTTTCTGAATAATACTCTTTATCAGGAAAGTCATGACCAAAAATAATTGCGTGATAATGAGGTCTAGCCAACTTTTCTCCATACTCGCCGCACATGAAGAATCGAATTTTCTCCTTAGTCGTGCGCGCCAGGTATTTTCTGTATCTACGTATGAACTTTGTAAAGTGCTCTTTAACGAGCGATGGCGGATATGGGAGGTTCTCTTCATTGTAGGTCAGTGTAAGGAATGAACATTCATCGTGGAGTGTTGCTTCATGGACGCAACGGATAGCCCATTGCCTGGAACGTTCCAGGCGACAGCCTGAGCATTGGCCACAAGGGAATTTTATAGATCGGTCGGAAGGATTCCGTTTCGTTTGACCGAAATAAGGTTTTCCACCTGTAGCGTGTTGATATGCTGATATTGGGTTGAAACATGCCATTTTAGAGGCGGATACCACCGCGCATGAATGGAGTTTTAACATTGTACTTATGTGTACGATCCGCATAACGTTTGAACTGTTTGCGGGACTTTCGTTTGTTTAATTTGAACTTGCTTCGCATAGTTTTTTACCTCCGGTAGTTTATCGAGTGGGGGACCACTCGGGACAGTTACATCAAGAGCTAACTGTCCTGGACCCCCCTTGATCCCCCCTGCTGCAGGGGGGAATATAGTGCTTATAGCACACTTTTGGAGTAATGTGTTACTCCTTTTTTCGGGGGTAGATTCCTTCGGAATTCCACCCCCTGACTTCGCCTCTCCACCAGGTTAGATAGCGGCTCCGATTGTTGACCGTGGCTGTTTAACTCTGTTTAAGCCTGGTCTTTCTTCGCCTTTGTTTACTGGGTGGAGGCTCCGTATAGGGACCCCCCGAGGGCGGGGGGTTTTACGCACGCACACCCGCTTTGGGTGTTATAGAGTTTAGCGTGCTTTCATGCATCCATGCATTTGTCTTGCGCATCCATGCGCGCCTGGTTTGGCAAGGGGAAGGTGGGGGTGGTTGGCACGATACTTGCCTGTAATTTGGGTGTACTTTTTTCTGACGGATGGTACTTGACACGCCAGGTGCCACGATCGGCACCTGGGTGGTATGATTGTACGTCTTTTTAGATCGTTTACTGTGGAGGCTCTGAGGGAGTCTCAGAGGGGGGTGGGTTTGTCACGGTCACCTGGATGGGCGGTTCGGGTTCCTGGCGCGTTGCCAGGCCGAGTTCGATCATCTCCTCGAGGTTGTTGGGATCGTTGACGTATTTAAGAAACTGCGCAGGCTCATGATTGAACTTTTTGCGCAGTGATGAGGGGAGATCGTTGAACATCTCCTGAGTGGTTGTCACCAGGTTCATAGCTTCCTGGAAGTCGATCCCTGTCGCGTCGTCATATTGTGCCTGGTGTTCCACACGATGAGCGATGACTCCGGTACGCTGGAATTTTTGTAGGATAAGATTGACATCGCACTCGGCCTTGTGGTTTTGCTTTGTTAAGCCTGGACCCGTGTCGATAGTCACCTTTGTGGATGGTGTAGCCGCATTGCGGATTACTCGTTTTGCTGTTGCCATTTTCATTTGCTCCTGTGTTGTCTACGTTTACGCAATTTCTTGCGATATTTGATTTGCTTTTGATGGCGCTTGGCACCCTCGGTTAACTCGATGCCATCCCCTGGAAAGACTGTATCCATGAGATTAGCGGGGATCGCTTTAATTGCCTTCGCATTTGAATTGATCGTGTTACTGATATTTTTCAATGTTGGCATTGTAGCATTAGCGATTTGGGCTGGAATAGCAGTGGTAGCGGCAATGTTGCCCGATGTTTGAGCGTCATTTGTCGTCTTGCTAATTTGCGCGTCCATTAGTTCCAGCTCTTTTTTTAGCCTGGTAACCTGGAGTGCGCTTGATACTGCGGGAGACACTATATCTTTCATTACTGCCTGTGCTCCGCTGCCGGCCGCGCCACCTGGTGAACTTGCTCCTGACCCAGTTACTGACAATATCGGATTAAGACCAGCGGCCTTTAAATCCTTGATCTGTCGTTGATGTGCCGTATTTGACATTCTTTCCTGGAATGCCATTTGTTTTGCTGTTTGCGCTTCCTGGAAGGCTCTATTCCTAGATGCCTCTTTGGCGTTTGCCCTGTTAGATAGTGCTCCCCCCAGGAGGGAAGCACCACCGGCAATAAGTGAGGATAAGCCCATTAGAAGTGATCCACGAAGCCTGGCACAGAATAAAGCGGCATTGGACGTGAGCACTTTAACCTGAAATAAGAATCAAAGATGAAATGAGGCTCTGACGGGACAGCGACCACCCGATCAATAGGTGGATCTTCCTGGATAAACGTGGTGTTTAAACCTGGCCTAGTTGAAAAATCCTGTGATAAATGCCAGGTATCGAGAGGTGCAGCAGCATTGGATCTGAACGCGCCAGTGATCTTTGAAGGCTTGTAACGGTATTCGGCATAGCGTTCCTGGTAACCGAATACATCTTCGTCGTTTGCTGTGCCGTCTGCATAAATCTCTTTTGATAATACAGCTTGCTCGCCCAGGTGAGCCAATGTCGGTTGATAAAAATCATACCTGGTTTGCCTGGACCACATCCGATCCATTCCTTGCTGATAGGTGAGATCGGCGCGAACGCTAACGAAACCGATCAGAATTGTGTGCTCGTAAAATGACTTTTTGAAACCGTGCCCGGTCAAGCTTGCTGTGCCCATAGCGGCGAGGTTGCCTTGCTCGGTTGTTCCTGATTCCGAGGTTTGAGCTATTGGGGTGATGTTCACTGCCGTTGAACCTCCACCCAAATATTCAGGACGCTGAACGGTATAATCGGGGACGGTGACTCCGAAATGAGCCTTGATCGATTCATTGTACCTGGAGCCGCCACGAGCATCGCGTTCTAGTAATTTCTGGATTTGAAACGCCTGGCGTATCTGATTAATTGTTGATGCAGTCGCCGAGGAAAGATCAGCCGACAATGTTGTGCCTGGGTCCAGCCAGGCTGCGGTTGAAGGTGCTCCAGACCTTATAAAATCACCGGCAGCATTAGTAACCATATTCAATCCGGCGGTAGCATATTTACTCCCTGACGAATCGACCATCGAGTGAGGACTTGCGAGATCGGGCGCAAAATCTACCGGTGCACTGGTGCCAATAGGCAATTCTACAGAATCCCCTTTCTGGGGAAACGGGAGGCAGGATGTAAAATAATCATGGCGCTTGTTCCTGGGTAGCATTCCACCAGTTGTGCTCCAGTTCCATCCGGATGCAACAACGCCCTGTGAATCATCTTTTGATATGTCCAGGGAATCTTGTAAATTTTGATCACGAAACCACTCATTCCATATTAAAGCTATTGATCGAAGAGGAAGCACGGAATAACCATCGATACTAACACCAGTCGGTAGACCGAGATAATCAGCGTCCGATCCTTCCTGGATAGTTCCTGGCGTAGTCCTTGATGGAACAACGAAATCGGTTGAGTCACCTGGATTGTCTTGCTCACCATTAAACTTTTTCCAGTTGTCCCAGACCAGGCGATAAGGCACTGAAAAGAAGTGGGTATCCATGTAGATATTATCCATAATCGGATGAATCGGCGTGGCCATCCTGGCAAAGCCAGTCATTGAGAGATTAAATGTATCACCTGGTAAAGCCTCGTCTACAAAGATGGGGATTAACTTGCCTGCGTCAAAGGTGGTTTTATAGCCATGTGATCTGTCGAAGCTGGAACGCTGTGTTTTAACGTCCGGCACCTGGCTGAATTGATGTGTCATAACTGACTTCATTTTGCTTTCTCCTTCATAAGTTGATTAACGAAATCGATCTGTACCTGGCTAAATCGCCCTGGAGGTTCCTGGTAAAAATCGAGACCATTCCCCAGGGGAATTTTAGTTTGATGTGGTGTAATTGTTGCGCTGTCGTCGTCGAATGATCCGATCTCGAATAGCGTGTAATCCTCCGGATGCTTATTAAATGCGTGAGTTTCATCGCATACAGAATCACTGAATAACCGAATAGCCATATTGGTTGACGGTTGCTGGAAGGGTGGAAGATAAGCTTCCGCTTTGTGATCGAGGATTGTAAACAATTTAATTTTCATAGGTTCTCACCTTTAGGTTTAGTTTTGCCTCGTGAACTTTTTGACGCACGGCGAGGCGTTCTGGCGTTTGGTCTTTATGCTTTAAACGGGCTTTTTCTATCCGTTTTTTTTTAATTTCTTTGAGTGCTGCAGGGTGCTCAATATCATATTGTTTGTC